TTAGAAAGTTCTTATTGTAGTATCTAATACTTTGAATGAACATCTAGGCTTGTCATATTGAATATGTGCTAGTGCGACTGAGTTATCAGTACGAGAACCACGAATTGTAACTCTTATTGTTTTGCCGTTTAACATTTCTAATCCATCTAACGACTGCTCTTTACCTTCATCGTCTTTTTGAGTTTTTTCATAATAGCTAAATGCAGCCCACATGTTTTTTAAAGAAAAACCGAGGTCGGTCCTTTCAATAACATCATAATCAACCCCGTTAATATCAATAGTCATAACTTTTTCCCATTGATCATTAACTAAATAGTTTATTTCGTCTTTTTTACCAATCTTCACATCTTCAGGTTCTTTGAAACCAGTAACCTTACTAATTTCTAAAAGACAATTTTCTAGTTGAGCTACTTCTTTTTGGCTTTTAGTGATAATTTCGGTATTGTAAATTTTGTGAGTTTGTTTCATTTTATTTCCTCTTTCGTTTTCTGAGGAACTTATGCTATAATTTTCTTAGAGCGCAAGTTCTAGTTCTAAAGAGTTACTCATTGATTTTCGAAGGTCTTGAGTATCTCTTTTTTGTTATCTTTACTATACTGTTATTATATCCCATTTTTGGGATATTGTAAAGCAATAACTATAATATTTTTAAATTTATTTTTAAACCAATAAAAAAAGCCCTAGGAAATGCTAGAGCTAATACACTATTTTAAAATTTATAGGAGTATTTCTCCTTTCTTTATAGATTTTCTACTAAGCTAGAATGGTAGATTAAGGAGTTCCTCTCTTTCTTTATTTAATTTGACTGCAGAGGCTTAGTGCAGCAATGTTTTGAGCTTATTCATATCAAGACCTGTGAACATCTCATCATCAATTTTAATAACTGGTGCTGATCTAAATCCTGCTTCTTTCAGCTCGTCTATATAATCAAAAATACTTAATTCTTGGAATTCAATTCCTTTAGACGTTAAGTGTTTTTTTAATATTTTGCAGGGTTGACAATTTGACTTAGTGTATATTGTTACTTGCTGCATTACCTAAAACTTCCAAAATTCGTTACTCGACGTCCATTTTCAGAATTTCCAACAGCTACGTAACGACGATTACCACTCGCTGCGATGTAAGTAACCCAAATATATCCGTCACTATCAAGCCAACCATCATAGTTGATTTCCATAGAAGGACCATAAGTTGCCACTACGTTACCTGATAAGCTTGCTTTGTCTCTTACATTCAATGCTGAAACTTCTACTGTAAATGTTCCATACTCTTCATTTACTTTTGTTGATGTTCCACTTGTGGGCGGTTTAGTTGCTGGAGTATCTGAGTAAGGAGGATAAAACCACCCTAGAATTTCTCCTTCAAAGTCTGCGTACTCTCTGACAATGTAACGAGCTGGTCCACCAATTTCAAGTGCCTCAGGATGATATTGACCGTCTATCACACCTTCCACATTTTGTTCAACTGTTTCCAAGGTATATCCGTCGCCGTCTTTGATAACTAGACCTGTGTGTCCATACGGGTGATCGTACGTTTGCATTACAAAGAATGCTCCTGCTCTAGCAACACTATTAGGATTGTTCCATTCGTTATATTCAACTTTAAATCCTTGTGCTGCGGCGCTATTTAATAGGTCAATAGCATTACCCCATAATGCTACACCAAAGAACTGGGTACAAATCCAGTTTGGCAAATCAACACATTGAGTACCGTATACTCCATCTGCATCAACTCCTACACCTTTATTTGCTAAATCGCATGCATAATTAATTACTTCGTTTTTTTTTGTCATTTATTTACGCTCCTTTTTCATCATCTTTTTCAATTTGTTTCAAGGTATTATCAAGAACTATAATCTTAGCTTTTGAATTATCTAGTTTTCTTATTTTAGACTGTAGTTCCTGATCTGCAGATAAAGTTTTACTTAAAAAATCTCCTACATCGAATTCAAAAATCAAACTAAGATTTGCTACTATACTTGCTAGTTCTTTACGACTGTACGCTACAATAACTGGTGGCATTGCTATCTTTGCAATTCCTAAATACTGTTCAATCGTCGGCACATCAAACATATCAGCAAAATCTATAACTAATACAACGACTGTAAATAAGATAAAGGCAATGAATTTCTTCATTAAGCCCTCGTTTCCTTTGTCTGATGAATAAAGATTATTTTTTTTTGAAACAATCGTTCCTAAGATATAATCTGTAGCGAGTATGATAGCGAAAATTGTAACTAGCACTACCATCGTTTTATTAAATAGTAAATCCATTTTTCTCCTTTTCTATAAATTCAAGTTATGCCACTTAGTCGCAGCTCCATTGCTATCAAAGCTTGCAGCTATTGCTACACTTCCAAGACCTTTAAATTGGCTTATGATTGCTAATACATCATCCATCGTCCACAATTCATTTTTACTGTTAATCATTCGCATTGGTACGTCAACAGTCATACCACTAAAACCGCTGTAAAACTTTCCTTTTGGATCAATGGTCAGCGCTGATGTATATGTCGTGTCTCCTGTCGCTTTCTTATATAAGAAACCAAGATAGTCTCCTGTGTCTTCAAGCCTTAGAGTAACACCCCTCACATTCACATCACTTGATTTAGAGCTTGTTCCTAATCGTCCAATTTTGCGAGTGCCATACCAGAACTCCATGCCGTCGTCATTCAATACTGCAGTTTTTACTCCATCTTTAAAAAACTGCATTCCATATTGATCAATATTTAAGTTCATTTTTGAGTTCTTAAAAAATTGGATACGATCTGAATACAATTTAATATTAGTAGAGCTATTATTAAATCCTACTGTGATTGCATTAACATCAAGCTTATCTGCTGTGATGCTGTTTGCCATAATTGCATCAGCAAGGATTCCACGACCAGTAATAGCATTTTTGAAAGTTTGTCCACCATCGTCTGAAATTCCAACCCCTGCAGCGTTTAGTATTACTATTAGATTTGGATTATCCTTATCCACTGCTAGCATGCTTCCGTCGTCGCTAAATTCAAATTGAGTATTTACTGACTTAAACATTTTAGTGACTATCTGAATCTCGTCGCTCATAGCCTGGAATGGCAATTTCTTACGACCTTCGAGAATGTCAGTAATATTATTAACTGCGTTAGACATCTTTCCTTGATATCGTTTGACAAGTCCTTCGGTTCCAAAAGTGAATTTGAGGTCTAGTATTTTTCCTAGCCAATTTCTTGTTATCTGACGAGAGACCACTCGAACCTCTTCATTCAATCCTATGCGTTCATCAATTAGTAATACATTGTCGCCTAAATTACTTTGAGCATATGGATAGCCCTTTTCCCTCAAGTCGACTAAATCAGCTGTTACTGAAATCTTAATCGATTCATCAACTAACTTCTTGAGAGCCTTGTCCATAGTAGCCGAGTCTTTCATTCGTCCATCTTTAATTGGTGGAGCATGAAGTTCACCTAATAATTTAGCAAGTGGACTAGTATATTCACGTTTCAACTTAGCATTTTTAATGCCTTCCTCAGAATCTTCGTAGTTTCCATATCCTCTAGCATATGTCCAGTAAGATTGACCGTCCACCTCTTTTACTATGTTCGAGGCATTTAGTCTGTGTCTATACATTACGTTACTGTCCGAACCAATTCGCTCTCTAATGGTTACTACATTCCCTGTGAAGGTGAATTCTGCTCCAATTCTGTCTAGAATACGCTGAAATGACTTCAAACAAGTATCACCATCACCAAAACCTTCAATTTTTATGTTGTTCCAGGCACCAATCAATTTATGAGTATATGGTGTTGGCTTAAAGCAGATATTAAATAACTCTTCAATAGAAAACGAGCCATCATACCTGTCATAAACTCTTTTAGAGTCTAGATCAAAATATAGCTTAGGAATTGCTTTAATTGATTTTTTTTGATATTTTCCTGAACCTTGCGACTTACAAATAATTATTCTATATGTAATATCATCATCACTAACTAATTCCCAATGCTGCTCAAGTTTATCTAAAAAAAGAGAATTTACCTTATTAGGTAAAATCTCCATAGATAGATTCATATTACCATTTATTTCATCAGATACGGTGTACGTGCCTAATAGAAAGTACTCTTTTCTCTCACCTGTTTGTTTATCAGGCTCAATATCTCTTACATACATTAAATATACCCTCGTGCATTAATTATTTTCTGACCGACAACACGAGACATTGTATTCGCTGCGGTATTGGAGCTTGGTAACATCATAAGGTGAATAGCATCTAGATAATTAATTACATCCCCTTCGTACATCACAGGACCACTGCCCGACTTGATATCTGAAGCTTTCAGCACAATACTCTCATTGAGATTTGATACATTTTCAAGCATCAAAATAGCTGTCATCACTTTAGTCATAGATGCTGGCATGATTGAATCATTCTCGTTGATTGAGTATAAGCTTTCTGAAGGAACGTTTGTAAAATATGTAGGATTCTGAACGGGAATTTTCATGATACTCGCTGCCTGCACTTTTGGTACTGACGTTGGTGTATAACTAGCATTCTTCAACTTTTGTTTTGCAATATCAGCGACTGCTTTAACTTGAGCATACCTCTCAGGACTTCCTGCATCAACATCAGTGCCCATGACGACACATGCGAAGATATCTTTAGTATCTTTAGCTTGAATCAATGTAGTGGCATTGAATAATGTGCCTAATGTCCCTGATTTCCCGCCTAATATGTCGTACTCTGCTTCAAGTCCATCATGATGCACTGTCGCATCTATGACTACGCTTCGAGCTTTAGGTCCTTTGACATTCACTGTATACTGCTTTCTTCCCCAATATTTCAATAAATCTGAATAAGCTAATGCATGCATTGTCAGTAATAAAAAATCTCTTGAACAAGATACTTGTCCAGAGATTGCTAGCCCAGTAGAATTTTTAAATGTCGTCTTAGACATACCAAGATATGCTGCTTTTTTATTCATTTCTGAAACGAAAACTGCAGAACATTCATCATCACTAGCTTGAATTTTTTGTCCCGAATCGTCAGGTAGAACAACTGGTGGTGTACTAGATTCTTTTGACATCTTAGAAATCTGACTACTTAGAGCAGCGTATGTCTTCGCAAGAGTTAATTCAATACCTTTTTCTGATGCTTCTAGGTTCTTGAAATCAACTTCTTTAACAGTTTTTGGCTCGTTTCCTTTTCCGTAAATATCTGTTAAGTCATATATCGATAGCTTTCTTATCTTACCTGTCAAATTTGCTGAAGATATACTTCCTACATAAACAATTGAATCTCCTGCAAAAGTATCAGAAGTAACAAGAATTTCTGAGATGTTTTCAAAATCATTCTTATCTGACACTCTTGTTAATCCTATATTTTGATTACCACTCTTGAAAGCTCCGTTGAACTGAACTCCACACAGTCCTTTAACATATCTGCTTACCGCTACATCGAATGTAACAAAGTATGCATGACTAGCTTTCAATTTAACTTTCTGATTCACTTGAGCAGATGTCTGACTATCCATAGTCAGATTATTAAATCCATCAGTATCTTTTGCGATTGTTACAGTCCCTGCATTATTAGACCAGAATGCTAAATTATTATTAAACCATCCATTTGAAAAAAGATTAATTGCGAAATCTTCAGTATTGTTTTTGATTGTTTCTTTGATTTTCTCAAGTTCTTCTGCAGTTACAGTCAATTCGATCCAGTCAGACCATTGGTCGACTTTAAAAGCTCTCACATATTTCTGAGCAGGATTATTGAGATCTAGGAATTCTTGATGTACATACACCCCCGAATTGCTAGATACCACTTGCAACATTCCGCTAGCTTTTGCTGGTGGATAATTTGTTCCGCCAGCTACAAAAAAAAGACCTCCAGTTTTATACTCATTGAGATCTACATTATTTAATCCTACGAAACGACTATTTACTGAATCTTTAATTTCTTTGATGCTATTCTCAACAGAAACAGACATTTTTTTCATATCATCTGGAATTCCTTCAAATAACTTGAAATTTTCATTAATCTGATCTAGATTTTGACGATTCCATTGAGGACCTATAATTTTCATTGCCATATTTTTCCTTTCTATCTATATAAAAATTTGAAATCAAATTCAATACTTGCGCTTGTACAGTCGTAAATCTGAAACGTGTTCCAGCCTGGCTTTAAGAAAATAAAATCTTTAGCTGTATCTTTCAAAGCTGCTAGTTTGTTTCTTGTTACATTTGCGCCCTCATATCGCCATACATCAGTATTTGCTACAGGTTTATTGATTGTAATCTTACTATCTGTCGTAAGATTTTTCAGTTTAAATCTTGTCGTAGAACCTGCAACTTTTTTTATTGTGATGTTCAACATTGATTCAAATGGATGCACCTCGACATTACCTGCATTGAATACTTTGAATGTAGCAGTTGATTCTGCATTGTGCGTATATATCAACTCAGTATCATCTACAGTTTCAAGTCCCATTCCCCACGCCCATGATGAGTCACTTGCAAGAATACCCTGAAGTTGAAGCTGTTGTGTCGTTAAACTGCTTTTTGCATAAGGAGTTTCAGTGGTCTCAAATTTCAATTCACCTTGAAGAACATTGAGATTTTGCTTTAACTCAAAATTGTCAGCAAGTCTTACTATGTATTGTTTAGGAGAAATACTTTCATCAACAAGACTATAATTGCTTATTTCTTGAATTAATAATTCTTCATCTTCATCAATCATTGAAAAAAGCTCATCTCTTACCATTCTTGCATCATAAAGATATTTTGATTTCGAATAAAAAGGTATTCTTATCGTTCGATAACTTGAGTCTGAGCCAAAATCAATTCTTCCACTTCTGCCTTCTAATTCCTGAAAATAATTTTTTTTATTTATAGAGGAGATAATAAAGTCAATTGCAGATATGTTAATATCACTTAATTTAAACTGTCCTTTTTTTGATGTAATTAATGCATCCAATGTTCTCCTCCTTACTACACTCTGAATACTCTAATTAAGTCATCAGTAGCATTTTCTTGATTTACATAGGTTCTAATTGTTTCTAAGTCACTTTCATTTGTGATATAGATGTTAATTGGCTGTTTAGTATTGATATCTTCTGATAAAGATTTGTTATCTTTCTTGTCTTGTTTTGCTCCTTCCATTGCGTACTTAATTCCGTCTGAGTTAGATAAAGTATTAATATTATTTCTTTCAAATACAACTTTGGCCTGCATATTCTCACCATTGAATTTTTCTAATTCATCAGCAATCATATTTCTATTAATATTGAAGCTGTCAGCAAGTTCATCAGCCATATCAGATACTGTGTCTTTTACACCTTTGAAATTCTCTTGCAAACTTGAATTTAAACCATACATGATTGCGGCACCTGCAGGAATTAAAAGTTTTTTATCATAGCTTATTGGTCCTTTGTGCCTTGCTATCCAATCTGCAATGCCACCAACGAAATCTGTAACAGCTCCCCAAGCTGATTTCAATCCACCAAGGAAACCATTCATGATTGCAGCACCTGCACCACTAAGATCTATATTTGCTAGGCTACTAAATATATTCTTAATGCTATCAATAATGCCAGATATGCTTGATCCTGCACTTGAAATAGCACTTACCATCCCATTCCACGCGCCACTCACAATTGATTGCATGCTATTACCTGCACTACCTAAATTACTGAAAAAAGAGGTAATATTGCTTATAACACCACCAATCGCACCACCAACCATTGAAATAACTGATTGAATACCTGACCATGCCCCACTAAGAACTCCTTTTAAAACATTACCTGAAGAGCCTAAACTATTAAATATTGATTTAATTACATTAATTACTGCAGAAATACCACTTCCAGCAACTGATATAACTGATTTTATGTTATTCCATGCACTAGAAATTATAGATTGTAATGTCGTTCCAGCACCACTCAAACTTCCAAAAATACCAATAACTGTCCCAACCCATGATGCAACTTGCGTTAAAGCAGGTACACATGCATTAAATATGTCGACTAAAAAGCTTATAACTGGAGTAAGAAATCCAACTGCTGTAGTAATCAAATCAAAGGTTGCTGATAAGCTTAACAGTATCCCCTTAAACACTCCACCTATGAAGGCACCTAACACTTGCAAGACTGGCATTAATGCACTCGCTAATACTGTAAGCAAAGGTTGAATTGCATTCCACATTTGTGAAAAAGATGCTACAAGTGTTTGAATTGCCGGAGCTACTATTGACATCATTGTGCTGAATGCATTAGCTATTGCAGGTGCAAGAGCTCCAATAACTGCTTGAATACCGCTGAAGTCTAAACTTGTAAATGCAGTTACTAGTGACTCTATTACAGGTTTAATATTTCCAATTGTTGTAGATAATATATCGAATGCTGTCGAAATCCCCACAAAAGCTGCTTTAAATGCGCCTCCTAAAAAGTCTCCCAATGTCTGAAATACAGGCATTAAGCTATCTGCAACAAGTGATAATAAAGGTTGCATAGCATTAATCAAGTTAGTAAATGACGTATTAAGACCTTCAACAGCAGGACCTGCAATTGATACTATTGAACTGAATGCTTGAGCAAGTGCTGGGGCAATTGAAGAAACAATTGATTGTAAACCACTTAAATCTATATTTGAAAATGTTGAACCGACTTGACTAACTATTGGAAGGATATCCCCGATAGAACCTGATAAAATATCAAAAGCCTTAGATAGTCCTTGAAATGCTGCATTTAATGTTCCACCTACAAAGGTCCCAATTGATTCAAATACAGGCATCATCTGTGATGCTAGGGCTAATAGTAACGGCTGTGCGTTATTCCAAAGAGTTACAAAAGAATTAGAAACTGATGCGATAGATGGACTAATTAGATCTAGCATTTTCCCAAATGCATTGGTAATTGCTGGAATAACTGAAGTGATTACACTTTTCAAACCTGTGAAGTTTAATTTTGTAAATGCTGTTGTAATAGACATAATCATTGGAGAAACTGAATCACCAATTGTTTTGAATAATTGAGGTATTTGACTGAATGCTGTTTTAAATCCATCAACTACAGGTTTAATAGTTGACTGAACTTTTGCACCTAATCCTTTCATTTCCGAAGTAATACCTACTCCCAACGCTTTCAATAAACCTTTACCACCGTTGATGAATTCTGGAGTAGCTGCTTTGAAAAAAGTCGCAATCGCTCCTGGTAAGCCTTTTAAGATATTTCCTACCATTGGAATAAAATTACCGAAAAAGAAAGTTGATGTAGTTTTTGCAAGTGCATTCAATGAAGGCTTAATATCATCACCTAATGCTAATTTACCTAATACATTAGAAAACGATGCTTTCATTGCTGCTAATGAACCACTGAATGTTTCAGATGCTTCTTTAGCAGTTGTTCCAGTAATATCAAGTTCTTCTTGTACTGCATGAATAGCTTGATAAACATCATTCAGATTACTAATGTCATAATGCACACCTGTTAATTTCTCAGCATCAGTTAACAGCCTTTGCATTTCTTCTTTAGTCCCACCATAACCTAGTTTTAAGTTATCCAGCATGGTGTAGTTTTGTTTCGCAAATCCCTGATAAGCATTTTGAATGTCGCCCATATTGGTCCCCATTTTATTTGCATTATCAGACATATCAATCATGGCCATATTTGCAACATCTGCTGCCTTTTCAGTATCACCACCAACAGATTGTAATAGACTTGCACTAAAACCTGTCACGTTCTCCATATAAGAGTTTGCTGATAGTCCTGTAGTTCTGTAAGCTTCATTAGCATAGCCTTTTACTTTATCTGCATTATCTTTGAAGAGAGTCTCAATTCCTCCCAACGATTGTTGAAGATTTGCACCTTCGTTTAAAGTTGCTGATAGTGCCTTGCCAATTCCTGCAGCAACAATTACACCTTTAGCAATTGCTACTAGCTTTCCACCTAGACTCTCACCGGCACTTGCACCTGCTGCTGAGGCTTCTGGATCTAATTGTCCACTAATAGCACCTCGAATACCGCGCATTGATGGCATTATTTGTATATACGCTTGACCTATTTCTGTTGCCATTAGTCAACACCTCCTTTCCCTGCTTCAGCTATTATTTTTTTACGCATAGCTTCAAATTCTTCACTTGAATTAAATGTCATTTCCTTTTTTTCTTCCTTCTTATCATTTGTCAGAAGATTTAATATTGAAGAAGGTCTATTCTTGTTTTTATGAGCATCTTCTGTTTTCGCCCAAAGCAAAAGACTTACTTTATCAATAAGCCCAGCTAGTAAAAAGGTGTCAAGCGGAACTTTCTGATCACTCATTTTCAATTTAATTCTTGAATCGTCCCTAAGCCCATACGAAAAAACAGCTACCTGTATTAAAGGTAGCTGTCGGTAATCATATATATTGTAAGTCTCAGCTAGATCGCATATTAATGCTGATTCATCTAGTTCAATCATACCGGCAAGGACAATTATTTTTTTATTTCTGGGCCTTGAAAAATGTCTTGAAATTCTTCCATCATTTTATCAGCAGCAACTATTCCATTTTCATCTCTGACATGTTCCTTAAGTTTTTTAGTTTGTTCTGAACCTAGCAACATTCTCATCACCGTTGAGGCAACCAAAGGATTAGTTTCAATTTCTGAAATTAATTCAAGTAATTCATAATTATTTAGATTTTCTTCCGGGACTTTATAAGCAAATCCTGTTTTAGTCTTACCTTTAATATCCATTTTTATTAAGCTCCTTTACCAAGTTTTTGTATGTATTCATAATGTGAATTACCATCTTTATCTGGCATTGCTGTTAATGTTGTTTCATACCCAATAGCATCACCATCTGTATACGAAATCTCCCCTAATTCAGAGACTTGGCCATTAGGAATAACAATACGTTTCAATAAACCATTTTTCAGAATCATGTCAATAACAAGAGCATGTTCCTCAAGTGGTGTAGCATTTGCTTTGATTGTAATACCAGTTGCGAGTGTTCCGCTGACGTTATCTTTCCCATATACTTCTTTGAGAACATCTACATTAGTTGCTTCAATTAATGTGTATGTAAAAGTATCTTCTTTTGAATTTTGAACAATAACAACTGTATCCCCACCCCACGCCTTGATTGTGTCAGTATCTGGGGTATTTTCGTTAGTCAATCCGTCTTCTGAAATATAGCCCAAACCCTTGAAAGCAGGATTAAGAGCAGTTGTTGCATCTGTGGGTAGAGCAGTACCGAGTGGAGCTGAATATATCGCACCGTCCACTTTAGGTTTTGCTGTCGAAACATTTTCTACTGTTGACATTTATTTCTCCTTTAATATTTAAAATCGAATACCGCTTGGTAGCGATATTCTTTAGTTTCTGTATCTGTAAAGTTGTAGTCACTATTTAACTTAACACTAGCAATCTCATCACTTTCAATTATTGATTCAATCACTTGTTTTAGTTCTTCGTTTAATACAGCTGCATCATACATAGATTTTGCATAACTTTGAAATGCAAAAGTTGCTGAATTAATGTGATTGCGCTTTGCACTACTTGTCTTTTCAAAAAGTACAAATCTTTCAGGTACTTTCTTTGGACGCTCTAAAAAGACGGGCACTGAAATGTGTCCGTCTAGAAAGTTATTTATAATCAACTCAATCATTAGCGCACCGCCTTTAGTAGAGTATTATTTTTTTTGTTATCTTTTTTTGCTTCATATGTAGAAGCGTATACCATTGCATTTGCACGAGTTTTACCAACATATATATCCTTTTTATATCCTGGTCCTGCTCTTCCTTGCACTTCACTAGCTTTCTCTTCTAACATAGATTGCATACCTGATGATTTCATCAATTGACCAATACCAGCATAATTAAGCTTAAAACCTTGTTTACTCAATTCGCTCTACCATCACTTTCTCATTCCAATCTAATGGTATCAATTCATCAATACCTTTAAGGGGTATACCAAAAGTTCTCCATTTTTTATCAAAGAAAACAACTTCTTTGTTTTCCCAATCATTAGTATCCCCTTTTGGAATCGCTAAAGTGTATACTGCCTTTCTTCCATCAATACTTAATTGATTTATTATATCATCAGCAGATGTAGGACTAACCAAAACATTATCTACTTCAATTTCCACATCTTCATATATTGGATGCTTAAAAGGGTCTTTACCGACATTCTTTTTATCAAGTAAGATTACAGTTATACCTTTAAGTTTATTGGCCATAAAAATCTATCACCCCATATCGTTGTTTTCTAAGTCCTAGACGACTAAGCTCTGAGTTTTTTATGAACAGACCGCCTCCAGGGACAAGATAAGAACCTGACCATGAATAACCAAGCGCACTTTCACTTGTTTGTGTCATCGGTTCTTGATCTGTCGAAGTCATGAGAGTTCTTGCAACGATATCTACAGTAACTGACTTAACAACGTTCAAGAAGTACACAGGGCTTTCAGAAATCATCTTATCAAGGTCTTTTGAGACTTTATTAGCCTCCATGCGTAAAGAGTCAGAAACGACTTCAAGAAGCTTTTCAGCTCTTTCAGTCTCATCATGTTTCAATGCCCGCCATAATGTAGTCACATCATCAATTGTTGCAAAAGGTTTCATGGTTCTCCTTTCATTAGCCCATCATTAAGTCATAGAGTTCTTGCTTTTTCGCACGTGGATTAAATTCAATTCCTTGCGCAGTCAGTTCCTGCTTGATTTGAGCAACTGTAATCCCGTCAAAATCATCATCATTTGATTCAGATTTAACAGCATCAGAATCTTCATTTGTAGTTTCAATTGGAGGGATTTCCTCAGATTCAATCGTCTCTACAATCTGCGACTTTACAGAATCATTAACAAGTACCCAATCTCCAAGCATTTGACTTACAGCATCTATAATTACATTGGTCTTTTTATTAATGTATCTCATCAACTACTCCTTTTATGCTTCCTCAACACGCGCAAATGCATCTGTATCTAGAATACCCCATCCGATGTAAGCTTCTGCACGTAAGCAGATTTCATTGTATGCTTTCAAGTCACGCCCAGTTTGATCAGGATCACCATATTCAATAATTTCCATTGGAATGTTCTCTGCATATCCCCATTTAAAGGCATTGGCAAAATCACCAGCAATGATATGATCTATTTTTGAAGTTCCGCCTTTTGTAACAAGCGTCTTATTAATATCTGAAGTCATACCATAAAATCCGTCTGGATTTTGACCAAAACGAAACTCAGGATATTGAGCAATCCCATTTACTTTTACCTTGCTTAATGCAGTCCCCGCAGCAGGTGACAAAGCAAGTCCTGTTACTGTTCCGCCATTTGCTGAAACTGCAGCAACGGCATCATCAATATTATCTTCAACTTTTGAAGTGTCATAAGTTAGAACATTTGAAGTTACTAAGCCATCAAAACTATTTGTAGCTTTGAATGTTGCATCTGTCATAGATTTTGGTTCTAGTCCATGAATTGCAGCGATATCAAATGCTTCAGCAATCTTCTTAGCATAGCCTTCAATAAATGATTCAAGATATTTCAATTGCTTCTCATCAGATGCTTTCATAAATTCATCTGTAACACGCGCCTGATAGATAATTTTGACTGGTTTAATTATCTTGCTTGTAACAGTTGCTTTCCCTTCTTTCTTCTGTTCTCCCTCACCAACAATTTGAGCATTTCCTTCTAAATTGAAAATAAATTGTTCTGTGCCTGTAAAAGGAATTGGAGTTTGAGAAGACAGTTTAGCAAGAGATGAGTGCCCCTTTACTTTTGAAAAAATATCAAGAACTGTTTCTGTTGGAAATAAGCTTCCGCTTTTTAATGTTGTCATTTAGTTATTCTCCTTTATTAGTTAAATCTTTTAACATAGATTTCAAGTTATTTTTAGCAGCATCACCAGGATTAGTTTCCAAAGATTTCAAAGGCGGTTTTGGTCCATTTGATTTTATAAATCCACTGAGTCGCTCAGCATCACTTTGAAGCGCTGATTCATCATCACCGACTAATCTATCCGCGAGATCATATGGTAATCCATTACTTAGTGCAATTTTTATTCGCAATTGTGCCATTTCAGATGCATTTGCTTTTTTTGTTAATTCTTCAATTTTACTTTTATAATTACCCTCACTTTCTTTTGCTTCATTAGCTAGAAATTCAAGTTTTCCTTCAAGATTTTTATTTGCTTCTTGAAGCTGACTATAATCTGAAAACTCACTTTCAATACTTTCTTTCTGTCGAGCAAGTCTGCTTTCAATAATCTTATTTAACTCCTCTTGAGTTTCAATTGGTTTAAAATCTGACATAACGTTTCCTTTCCCAGCTTTCCCGGCTGTATCGGTAATTTGTATAAGAAAAGCTCCTACATTCATAGAAGCCATTAATACCATATTTTTTGTTTTTTCTTGGGCTTAACATTAGAACAAGCCCAATGCGCAAGTAAAGCGCTATCCATTATACTGATGTCCATATCATCGAACTGTGACTTATAACCAAAGCCTCCATTAGTACCAATATTCCTTTTTGAACAGTTTGTTACAACTGTTGTCATAGATGGCTGCCCATTATGGCAAAGAGTTTTTTGATAAATTGCTTGTTCCCACATTGAATTAGCACTAATAATCTCGCTTACTTTAGGAAGTAAGGGTACTTTCAAACTAAAATCTTTCATTTCATTTGATAAAAGATTTTGTCCACTAGCACCATCAATCACTACTGCCTCAACATCTGCGTTCTTTAAAAAATTAATTATCCAATGATTGCCATTTCTTACTGACTGACAATCAATAGTTTCTACAAATATTTTTCCTGATAGTGTCTTGACTGCAACGCTCATAGATACATTAGAACCATCATTAGCATATTTGATTCCGACAAACAATTTTCCTTTTAAAACAGGCATTGCTTTGACTTTCAGTAAATTCCATTCTCCTTCAGTGATTGCTGATTTCTGATTGTAAGTTGGCCAGTAACCTAACCTTTGAATATTGTGGTCCAGCTTATCATTACCTAGCTCGGCTTCAATCTTCCTCTCGGTCAAATGATACCCAAGCGACGGATTAGAATTATACCAAGCATCAATATCTTGAATATCTTTAATACTGTCCACCGACCACTCAGCCCAACCTGAATATTTTAATTTACCTGCTAAAACATTCTCACGATACTTTGTAAATACTGTACCGCTTGATGATGGTGTCGGTGGTGTTCCACACATGATTGTCATAGGGTTATCGCTATCCGTCACCGTGTATTTCAAAGCAGCTTCTTGATCGGAAGTATATTCTTGAGCCTCATCAATGATTAGTAAGTCAAATCCTTCACCAAGTCCTCCACTTGAGGTTCTCGTTCGATACTGAATTATTCCTCCAGTTGCATATAACTCTAAACGTTCTTGACCTTTAGCTTTAATTGAATTAAAGTCATCACCTTCAACATAACCAGAATCTTCGAGGTACTTTTTCAATTTCTCATACGAAGAATGAGATGTAGTTATTCTGTGAGCTGTATGTAGTATATTCAATCCATTTTCCAAAGCCCACAGTTCAAGCATGTACACAATCTCTGTTTTACCATTACGTCGAGATATAGAATATCCATACTTTTGATGTGCCCAAAGACCATTTTCATCAACTGCCATTACATCTTTTAGAAGATACTCTTGCCACTCATAGCATTTTAACTTCGTTTTGTTATAAAAGTCGATTGCTTCGCGATATTTTGTTTCAGTATACGGAACAATTACTGATTGAGTTGGATGTTGATTACCACGTCTTACTTTAGTAGTCATATATATCCTCTCTTCAATCATTTCAGCATGATAACCCTATCGCATGGGATAATTTCTTGATTATTTTTTAATTATGAATTATAATAAAAACATAAAGAGAGTTAGTTTCGCGCCCCTTGTACTTTATGTACGGCGCCATAGTCAACTCTCTTTTTTTAGTACATCAATTAATGTATTACCCCTTTTAATAACTACAATATTAAGTCCCCTGCGACCACTTCGATAGATTTTTTCTAGCTGATTTTTCACATCATTATCTGTCAATTTGGACTTAGTAATATCAATAATTATATTCTCAGATTGAACTTTAGCTTTTTTCATATTGCCGTCAATTACATTTTTCCCATTACCAGTAATTTCTTTCAAGTCGTAAGCAATTCCATTTACAAGGTAGTCCGGAGTTTTCATACCACTAGGGTAATTTACTCTAGGTACAAATTGAACATGCATTCCGAACTTTTCAGCAATCCATGATGCTACTTCTTCCTCTTTGCCGGAATAGTCTAAAACCACCTTTTTACCATCTACTAAATACACAATCCCTTGATGTTCCCATCGAGTGAGTTCTGATACTTTAATATTTTTTGAATTAAAGTTCTTAAGCCATTCGTCCTTTAAACTTATATACGATTTATCTACCTTGCTATCATATAGATTCAAGGTTTTTCTTCTTGTAAGCTCATCACTATCATGCCATTGTTTTGTATGTGAATTTTGTACTCTCTTCCCTTTTCTAGGATTATATTCAACTAAACACCTACAATTTTGATGTCTTTTATAAAAGTCTGGTGGCTCAGTACCGTATAAAAAAACACCCGCAAGGCTTCTACACCACGCGCATGCTTTACCTGATACTGTCCTTTTGATGGTTGGAGACAATCCAGATTTGAAATGGAATTCAACATTCTTCTTAATTGAGTCATCAACTATACTCTGTGTGAAATTAACAATTGGATCTTTAAGAATCCATTCGATTTTATTGAAATCATCCTCTGAAGAAATTCTATTTATAAGACCATTAATCCTATTTTGATTTATATCTGGAATCTGTGCTGCTATTCCAATTCCAGACCTTTCATTCAATAGATTTTGTACTTCTTCAGCATATTTTGACACTAAATCATAGTTATTTTTAAGAGTCTTATTTAATACCCTGTCCGCAATGTTAAAATACATCTTCCCATCAGGAAGAATGTCTGCCGTAATATTTTCTCGAAATACTGATGATAAAATTTCACCAATTTCAATAGCATATTCATTAACAGATAAGTAATCAGCGTCCCCATCTTGCAAAAGTCTAAGTAACTTTTCAATTTTTTTACTTTTTTCGCTTTTATTGTCAAAACTTGATGATATAGCTTCTAACAATTCTGGAACAATATCATCATGCATTTAATTTGCTCCTTTAACTCCGATTAAATCTTGCAAAGTGTTAGCATCAATGTATCCTTCAACTGCTTGGTTGAGCTTAATAGCACCATCTCCAACTAGAGCTAACATACTTGCATCAGCTTCAAATAAAGGTTCCCATTTTGGTTTTGTTTTTACAAATTGTCTGCGTTCATATTGAAAATCGTCTCTAAGGCATGCTGCTAAAAACGCTACATTTAGCAAACCTGCTCCTAAACTTCGTTGTGCTTTACGACCTGCTAGTCTCAAGCTTTCGTGACTAGCTTTCATTGCCTCAACAGAAGATGGATTATCTGAAACAAACCCTAGATCATCTAATGTCAACCCTGTTTCTCCTGCAAAACCTGCAGCAGCTGTTCTTAATTGTTCGGTAAATGGTGACATGCTTGGTGTTGTAAACTGGCCAAGTTGAGGTTTATCTCCATCTTCATCTTTTGAAAATTGAAGCATGCTCGCTACTGTGGCTTTCCAACTGTCCATCGGTTCAGCATCAGAACTTAATCCAACAATATATTTTTGTGGAAATGAGTAAAATTCTGCAGTAATGTCTGCACGCTCCATTGTCCTTTTTGCATATCGTTGATAGTACATTCCAGAACGTGTGATTCTTGAGCGGCCGAAGGGTCTTACTGCATCTGGCCTATGAATTACTGGAACTAATAAAGGATGACCAGTAACATTTTCTATTAGAAGGTCTTTTTCTGGTTGATTCTTGTAATAAAAGTATGTTGCATCCGAGGTGAAATGTGCCTCCAAGGAAGGATTTCCATAATCATCTCTTTCTAATACTGCATAACCTTCAGTCAACAAACCAGTTATAGGATCAATGATACCAGTTGCATTATTCGCTTCAATTACTTGTAATCTTGGAAGTTCATTTTCGACTTTAGAAATGTAAACAAAAGAGCAAGATGCAATCAATGATGACAAGACAACACTGTCAAAAAACACATCTGGATTGTTTGCATTGAATATTTCTTCAACTTTGAAATCATCATTTTCAAATTCACGAAATACCAACCTGTCTGCAAGACTGTCAACTCCTTTAGCACACCAACCCAGGATGGAATTGTATCTCCTCCTAATATTCTCTGGTATTGTCATTCCTACAACTGCATCTCGATATTTCATTGAGTATTGTGCATATCTCATAGTAACTCTGCTGCTATGCTCTACAAGCTTTTTTCTGAGGTATTCAATGCCTTTCTCCGTCATTTCATCAACTCCTTTCATATCACGCGAGAAAAAATGTACAGTGACGGCGTGAAGGGCGCTCACGCCGACAGGGAGGGTGGTACCCCCCTATATTATTTTGCTTTATAGTTAACCCAATCAATTGATTGTGGAAGGTTACGGTTGCCTAATACTGTAGTAGTTTTTTCTTTATTATTGTTATTATTATTTATTTTATTATTAAATAATTTATCTGATTTTTGTCTATTACATGTCCAATGAGCGAGCTGTAAATTATCTATGTCAGACGGATGTCCACCCTTGCTGACCGGAATAATATGGTCAACAACTGCGCTCATTGGATCTGGTGCTTTCAATTTCTTATCTATAAGTTGTCCACATATACCACAAACATTATCAGTCTTTAACAATCTCTTTCGATTCTTTTCAAATGCGACACGGTGTGGTCCTTGTTTGTCTGCACGTACCATCTCGACTCCTTTAGTTAATACAAAAAGTCTACCTGTGAGGGTAGACTAAAAATTAGAAGATTGTATGAAAAAGTTTTAATCGTTTTGCTGAAAAACTTTATGCTATCATAATATCTTTATTTCAATTAGACTTCAATAGCTGAAAGTCTACACTTATAGTCTGCCGGAGATTCTCGCATAAGCATTTAAAATATATTTCCTTTTGTTATATATGCTCGCTTTAGAAAGATTATATAAACTCACTTTAGGAAGATTGCAGGATTTAATCATATCAGTCCACTCGTAGTCATTTAACCATCTCAATTCGAAAATATCTCTATGAATTTGTGGTAGAGTTTCTTGGAGTTCATCTACATTCTTCTTAAAATTATAATAACTGCACAGCTCCCTATCTTCGCTGTACTTAATAGCTAGTGATTCAGGTTGTCTTGATATGATTCCACTGGGACTACCTACTCTTTCATCTTGCTCAGCATTTGTTGAGATTTCTTCTCTTCTTCTTTTAATCTTTCTGTCTATATCTTTATAGCTTTTTAATTCTTCTTCGTACGCATCATACTGTGAACGTGTTAGTTCAACTTTCATCTATATCCTCCTCTGCATAACCGCCAATTTTCATTTTCTTTATATCGTCAGCATCTAACTTTACACCCCACATGTGATATTTGTTTTTAAACTCTGTTACACCAATGATATGTTTCTCTTGATGGTGTATGCTACATAACGCTGCAAATGTAAATTGTGTGTTATCAATCTTGTTTCTGTTACGTCTTCCAACCGCATGGTCAAAGTGATCTATCTCTGCATGCTTACCACAAATACAACATGTCCTAGACATAATACACTTATAGAAATAGTGGTCTTGATTCTCAGGTAATATCTCATAACCCTCTTTGAAAGGAATATCATTTTCAAATATAAAATCCAATACTAAATTGATTAGAAATGTTACATCCGATACTGAAGTATTGCTTGCAGACAAAGACATTGCATCGCCTGTCACATCTTCATACATTGAATAAAAGTATTCTTGCAAACTACTCTTTGTATGATCAGTAGCCATACTAATATCATTAAGCAATGCAAAAAAGAATTTCCTTTGTCTCTCTGAGACTTTTCTTGGGTCTTGAAATTTGATTATGACTTCTCTTGGATATTCATCAAACCCTTCATAAATCTTTGATAATCTATTTATATCAAGCTTCTCATTTAATTGAACAAGTAGCTTGTCATCATCATAGCCTCTCACTACTGCTGTATACTTGTTCAGATATTCCATGACTAATCTTCATCTTTCCAGATAGGAACTCCATAGTCATCACGTTCTATCATTGATTCATCTAACTCTTGCCTTGTTTGTCTATCATCTTGTTTTTTACGTTCCATCAAAGTAAGACTACCTACGACGATTTCAGTAACGTATATACGTTGTCCTTGGTTATTTTGAAAATTTCTTGTTTGAATACGCCCTTCGATACCAATCAACTCACCTTTGTGAGTATGCATTGATAAAATTTCTGCAGTTTTATTCCAAGCGATACATTGAACAAAATCAGCATCATACTCTCCATTTTGATTTTTAAATTTTCTAGTTACAGCTAGTGTAAAATTTGCATACTTTCCATTTGCTGTTTCTTTTAATTCAATATCTTTTGTTAGTCTACCTACTAACACGCTATTGTTAATCATTTATATTCTCCTTCGCATTCTGTAATACAATCTAGGCCCTCTGAATTCATCATACCTATAATCATATTTAACGAGTTCTTTCTGATTGGTTTCTGGATTCACTCTTTCAAATTCAATTAGCTCCCAATCTTGATTATTCTTTTCAAGTTGTTCAACTACTTCATCATTTGCAATCCATTTATCAATCATACTTCTTGTATATTTAAAATTTTGAGTTCTTGCAGTAACAGGCTTTTTCATATTCCCTTTACTCGCAAACCACTTTCTCTTGCCTTTGCGATTCTCTTGCTTGAACTCCTTAGTAAGATATGCTGCTATTACTTCTATTCCCGGAACATACTTTCCATAAACTCTTTGCTTTGAAATTCGTCTTACATTTGCAATACCAAGCGATAATTTATTCTTACCTCTTCCTTTACACCATAGTGATTCTATTTCATCACGAGATAGCTTGTTATCCATAATAAAGTGATGATGTAATCTCTTCTCGTAACGCCCTTCAATCACAGCCATATACTTCACTGGCTCTATATTTCTCTTAGCACGCGCACGGTTTACTCTCTTTATGAAGAGTCTTAATTCTTTTTCAGCATCTTCTATTGTTTCTGGTAAGAAGTCATCATCATACGTAAGTGTTCCAAATAAATCTCCATTACTGAAATTTGTAATAGCATTCAATCTAAACCATGTTTGTGCATTACGATAATTCAAATTCCTTTGCACTGGTCTAGAAATATCTTCTTTTCTCTTTCTTGGTTTTCCATCTCTTACAAAATCTACTTTTTGATCTTTACCAAGAATTACTGATTCTTTATAATTATCTCCTGCTAACCTAGTTACATTTCTCATAAACATAATAATTAATTCCTTTACATTTATTTAACGACCTGAAGATAATACCTATTACAAGCCGTCTAAACGCTATTAGTTATAGCGTTTGTGTTGAGAAATCAACTGTTATATGCTATGATTAGCTTACGAGTAATAATTGATTTCTATCAATAATCAAGAGCTGCCTTTTGCCGAGGTAGCTCTTTTTTTGTATTTGTTGCTTATTCCCAAGATATTATTATTATTTCTACATTGGTAGGACTTTGGAATACATGTTCCCTTTGAGCAGTTCCTGTTCGTATTTCAAAGCCTTCCCCAAGTTTCTCTCCTAATAATTCAGCAGTTAATTCATTAAAAATTCTACTTCGTGAATATTCGCTATCAACTTTGTCGCTTACAATCATGTAGCTTCCTTCACCTTTATCTGCTTCAATTTTTAATGTTTTCTCTAGTTGTAAGTTTGCATACCAGCGTTCAAACCACACTTTATGACATTTGATTTTTCGTTGTTTTAATTCATCTGCTAAACTCATTTTCATATCTCCTAGTCTTTTTTAGTCAATGTGTATGGCACTATGCTCTCTGGCATGTAATTAACTTCATACTTGTATTTATTGACCTTAGCACCTTCTAAATCTTCAACTACATACATATTCCAGTCTGTAAGGTTTATTAGATGCTTTTTGTATACTTCTTTTTCAGTCTCAGCTACAATTACAAGCTTTGTCTTATCTGATGTATCAACTGATATACGACCAATTACTTCAAATTCAACTTTATCTGTTCTTGTATTAATGATTGCTACACGTCTTACAACGTTGAAATTATCAGCCTCTTGACTTACATTGTAAGAGACTTTACTTGCTTGACTTTCACACCCTGCTAGTAGAAAAATCATAATTACTGAACTCATTAGAATTACTAGTTTATTTCTCTTCATTTTATCCCCTTATTTATTCCATACAGTAGAGCTACTGCTATTTGAGCATCTGCTAATCCAAAGCTGTTTTTATCTTCCCACTCCCTGAATTCTTTACTTTTAGGAATCCAAGGTTTTGTTGCAAACATATCGTATTCTTCAAGAATTTGTTTTATGTAGCTACAATTTTCATCCACTAAGATAAGTTGCATAACCCCTAAGAACGTTGCACCATCTTCTCGTAGTTCATTAAAGTATTCAATTCGCTCTATTACTGCATCTGGAAGATTTGTAATAGGTGGATGTATTTTTTGTTCATCATCAATATAAAATCCATTGATGTTTTTCATCGCAACTCTTAAATGATCTTTTGTATCACTCATTTTCTTCTCCTTTAACATTTAGTTATTTTAATTTTTCATCATTTTCATGTACAAACTTACTTTGAGTTATTGCTATCTTCCTACCACAACTAGAACAATAAAATTTTTTTATCATATAAACAGTCATTGCTCCCTCAAATATAAATTTTCCATTTTTATAAAGATCTTTTTCGTTTCCTTTGTACTCAACCTTTACTTTAAATACATCGCAGTTGCACTCAGGACACTTTCTAATTTCCATTTTTATGTCCTTCTTAACTATAATCTAAAAGATTTTTTTATTTCATCTTCTAATTGTGAACCAGCTTTTCTCATTTCCTTTAGTTTTTCATCCCGAGTCAAATCGCTATTCATAATATTATTAACAGAATTCTTAAATTGTATATCTAAAGCATAATTTTGATACCTACATCGGCTGCAATATGGTCTTACATCGCTAATTGGATCAAATGCAAGTTTATGTCCAAATATTTTGCATAACAATTTCATTTATTTATCCTCGTAATAAAGGTGGTTATTATATAATCTTGGTGTCATATGACCATCGTAGAGAAAATACTCCATGCCAGTCTCGCTGTCTTTTATGATTTGAGCTGGCTTGTCGCTATCTCCGATAGGTACTATGGTTACAACATCTAAAGTCACGCGCCTTTTGTTTTGTTCCTCACTGGTTCTCTTACAACCTGTTAGAGTAATTGCTGATATTAATAATGTAATTATCAATAATGTCTTAGTTATTCTTTTCAAATTTATTTACCTCCATTAATGATTGGTAAAGTATATGTGATATCAGTTAATACTGTTTTGCAAAATATTAATAGAAATACTAATGCTATTACTTCACCAAGCTTTATTGGTCTTAAACCAAAATATGCTGCAATTGAATGGTTGAATGCTAATTGAATAAGACAAGATATAAAAATCACTATGATGGATACTTGCAATAATGCTTTAATATATTCCATTTCATTCTCCTTCATTATCTGTACTGCCAAATCCACCTTCACGCGCATTGATTGCTTCATCATCATCTGCTTTAAGGTATTTACTGAATACTCCTTGCATGATCTTATCGCCCTTTTTGATTTCAATTGGACCATCTGTGATATTTGTAAACTGGCCAAAGAAGTGACCTTCATTTGTTGGATTGTTAAAATAGTCTGCATCAACGACTCCAACTGAATTTGTAAGAACAATACCTTTTTTACGTGGATTGCTACTTCTGTCATATAGATATAGAACTTCATCATCTTGCATATAAGCTTTCAGACCTGTTGCAACTAACTTTATTTCATTAGGTTGGATAGTTACATCTTCTGCTGACTCAATATCATATCCTGCAGCATTCATAGTTGCTCGCTTAGGTATGTTTATTCCTTTATGTTCAAATGCTGATACTACTTTAAATCCTCTTAGTTTCATAATTTCTCTCCTAGACTAGTCCATGTGATTAACAAAGCAGTGTTCCATGCTCGATCATAAACACCGAATCCCTTGCTTTCTAATTCTTTCCTAATTCGTTTTGCAAATTGAAAGAGAATATTGTCATACTTCTTGTAGATTATCAGCTGACACTTTTCGTTTTCAGCTTCGTGTTTGATTCTTTCACTTAGTTCTTCAACTGCAGATAATTCTTTCAACTCTACTTTTCTACGAGTTGCAACTATCTTTCTTGCTTCTGATGCATTAATCATTTAACAGCTCCTTGTTCTCGTAAATATTTCCAATGACTTCTGAATAATAAGCAAATTTACTTAATAAGATATTTTCGCCTAAAACATATGTAGCATTATCTTCTTTCCAATTCACAACAAAAGTATCGTTGTAAAATTCATCGTACGGATAATCCGAAATTTTAAGTATGTCTTTTTCATATATTTCAATGCCATTTTTGTCTTTTAACCCTGTGTATTGCATTACTTTATATTGCTCAGGACTCATTACTGCAAAAGTTAATATTGTACCTGCACTACCATATTTCATTTCTTGACCAATATTGTGATTCTTAAATGGTGTATACCATGCTCTAATTTTAATCTTCCTCATGAAGTCTCCTTCCGCACATTGGACAGTAATTGATGGTTAATATAGTAGGTAAACAAGCACAGTAACTGTCAGACAAAATAACATCGTTGTTTTCATCAATGGTGATATATGCTTCCGTTGTTGGAGTTGATATTTCTTTGCTTTCTTCTCCAAACTTACAGTATCCACATTTATTTTGCATCCACTGACTCCAAATTTCCGTACTTTACATTTACATGATGTCCACAGCTAATCAGCACCATAAAATCTTTTTTATTGAACGATATCACGTCTAACACAACAGTTTTATTCCTTAGCTCTACCACGCGCCCTATGAACTCATGCTTTAACTTGCTACTTGTACCTTTATAGATATCTCCTACAGATACCTGACTTCTTGGAACTCTTCTCTTCATTTAATTAATCTCCTTCATTTCATGAAATCTTGCATCATACCATGCATTAGCTGCTTGTGCTTTTATCTTATTTTTATATCGAATGGCTTTTGTCTCATCACATGACCATTCAACAACTTTGCTTGCATTGCTACCTGAATACTGTTTCCCATTGTATTCTTTAGTTCCATATGCATCTGTCTCTAATGTTTTGTAAGTTAGAAACTTCCCATCACATTTTCTTTTTAATATTATGGCCATAAATATTTTCACTCTTCCCTTAGAAACTTCAATTCGAATGGTTTTGCATCAGTTGTCGTTTTTTGATAGGCTCTAGAACCATAGTCCATAACTCGTGAAGGAGCTATTCCTAATTCTTTTGCAATCTGATAGATAGTTCCTTCAGCAACTACTTCATTACCCTTATGCAATTCGTAAATTCTTCTGTAATTCATTACTCTTCTCCTATATACACTAATCTGAAGGAAGTAGCTTCATTAGTTCTTTTACAATATGCAGGATATCCAAAGTATTTTAATGATTTTACTTTCATCTGCATCAGTTCCGCTATCTCCTCGAGAGTTCCATCACACAGGTTCTCTTCTCCTCTATACAAAGAATAGATTTTAACCATAACTTCTCATAGCTCACTTCTTTTAATTATCTTATGAGCAGGTGGTATTGGTGTTTCTACATCTTTCAATGATTGGCCATGATATTTTGCACCTTGAAACCATTTATCATTTCCTGGCACTACACAATGACCTTTAGATGATTTTCTTACTACTTCACTTCTTGTTTGATAAAGAAAGCCACCTAGGATATTTGCTACTTCATAAAATACATATCTAAACTGGTTACCACGTTGATACCAACCTCTTTTTAATTTAACTGTCATTCCTCTATCCCCATTGATACACCTTCAAGGCTAATCTTCAAGTTCTTAGGAACTGTTTCTATATATTGAATTAACTCACTAGATTGAACTTGCGTATACTCAAGGTACACTCCGTTAGCCCATGCGTATGCAAACTTCTCTTCACGGTCTTTGTATCTTTTTTCATCTTTCAACCACGTCATAGCCTTTTCTTGAATATATCTTGCACGGCCTGAAGGTGCTTTTGTTTTTTCATCCATTGCTTCAGATAAAGAATAATCTTTTCCTTTACTGAACATGATCCACAAGCCAACTACAGCAGGAACCTCATGTCCTCTTTTAATAAAGATTTCAACCTTATTTAGATCAACTGCTTTAACAAATTCATTTTTCTCATAGAGACTTACTCTCTTTGCTTCTACATGAATTAATACATCTTTGTATTCTTTTCCTTCGTATTTCACTATTAATTTTTCTAATATCATTTAATATTCCTCGTTTCTTTTATGCTGCACTGTGAAGCTTCGCTTGTTTGTTTTTTTCTTTAACCAACTCAACCCATTTATCAACAACCTTTTTAAGTTCTTTTGATGGATCACAATTTTTCATTCCTCTAACCTGAATTACTTTATCCTTATATTCCATAGTAAAAAATGGTGTATCCAACTTATTTTTTTCCCTAATAAACACTATCGAAGTAGAGCCTTTAAAATGCCCTTCAATATAGCCTCTACCACCAACACAATGCATTAGACACCTACCCTCATTTATTAAGTCGTATGGAGTTTTGGGCAAAACAAAGATATAATTGCCTATTGTCATTTCAAAGTGACTTCTATTTTCTAAAATCTTCTTTGATAATTCAGCTTCATTTTTTAATTTTTCTTCTATCGATCTAGCTCGCTCTATATCTTTGATAGCATTTAATGAATTTACAGCCTCATCATGAGATCTTTCTAAATTTTTTGGCCAAATAACATTTTTTGATGTGGTTTCAATTCCTAGTTCTTCAAGTAAATCTCTGTAGTCCTTATAATATTGAAATTGTTTTTCTTGTTTCAATAAGTAATTCTGTAATTTTAGTAAGCCTATATTTTTTGGTAGCTTATTCAAGTCACTAACTTGCATATAATTACCAATTCCTGGTACATATTTAATCCCTCTACTTGTAATTTCATACTTCAACAAGAATTCATTTGAAGAAACATCTGAATTTTTTAAAAAACTTTTATTGCTTTTTAATTTTTTCATGGTCATTCTTCTCATATCGACTCTATTTCCGTACAAATCAGATATAAGGCCACGTGCATGAATCTTTTCGACATACTCAATCACATCTCGATATTTGTAAACATGATCAAGCTTATCTGAAGAAATATATTTCAATTGCAAATATTTTAATTCCGATTTTTTTATCAATTTATCTTCATAACCATTTTCATAAAAAGTTATTGATGGATGATAAATCCCGAAATCTAATTTACCGAAATAGTATCCTCCGTTATTACTTGCACTGACAAAAATACATTCATCAGATTGCAATACTTGGATGCTCACTAAATTATTAGTAAGTCTTTGTTTCCCGTCTTCAATAAATGAACATATACTATAAGTCTGCTTCTCTATTCTCTTTGAAGAACATAGTATTATTTGAAAAAATTTTTCCTTATGAAAAAAGCTTAACCTTGAATTTTTTGTTAATCTCTTTTTAATGGTATGTATATGTTTTTTATCTGAAGCAACAATTTTTTTATTTTTATTGGCCCAAATGAAAGTTGGAATTTGATAGTAACACCAATCGAAAAATGATTTAGGAGGTTTTAGACAACTTTCTGCGTAATCTTGTGCTGTTTTCATTCCTACCTCCTACATGAAATCGAAAATTGTCGTTTGATTTGGATCAATATCGTTCTTTTTCTTCTTTGTTTTTATAACTGCTGCATTTTTTAACTTTTTATTTTGCTTTTCTAAATTTCTTCTTGCTCTTTCACCAGGATCACTTAAAGTTACTCTTGCTACTGCAGTAGCATCTGAAAGATAGTATTCTCTAACCCATTCAAATACTTGGTCATGTTCAACCATTGCACATCCTTCAAACGCTTGTTCTCTTGATTTTGACCCTGCATAATTGAAAGCATTTGAAATCGTCTTACCTGACTTGAGTATTGAAATAAATAGCTCTTCATCATCTTGATCACACAACCAATTATGAATCGTATGTATTGGTTCATAACTTGTATGTTCTACTTCTTTCAACATCTTTTTTAATGCTTTATCTTTATTGCTGATATTCTTATCAGTTTGTATTTCAATTATTTCCATGTTATAATCACCTTATAATCCTTTTCAATGTCGCTCACGGTTGCAGCCTAGCGACTTTTTTTGTTGTCTTCTTTTCCTCTTTCTCCCATTTTCGAGTCATTTCTAACCATGAAAAAAATATTGAAAATAAGAAGAATACTAATAGAACTAATAGCGTTCCGAATAGTTCATCCATATTAATCTCCTTTCGAATCTATTTTAAGAATGTATCTTTTTCATTTTTTCATCAAATATATTTTCTAATGCTGAGTAATATCCAGTCATTGTTAATGGAATAATGGCACCCTCTATTGAATCTCTTTCTTCACCATCAGCCATTATATGTGTTACTTTGTATTTTTGGTTTTGTCTCTTCATTTATTTCTCCTTTATATGTTATATAGATTGTTTATTTGTTATAATTAAAATAAAAATGTGAGGTACAAAATGTTACAGTCATATGAGATTAAACTTGGTTTATATAAAGATGTAATTTGTGTTGATGTGAAAGAAACTTGCCCTTTTTGCAACTTAGGAATAAAGCCCATTCATGTAACGTCAACAACATTCGAAAATATCGATAAGAAAACTGCTTTTTTATTACTTAACCAATGTCCATCATGTAAGCATCACTGGTCAGATGAATATCTTATAATTGAACCTAATGGTAATGGAACATATACTGGTTATTTAACAAATCCCAAATTATTTCTTCCAATTCCAGATGAAATTACAGAAGAGATTACAAAAGTTTCTCCTGAAGGTGTTAAAATATATACCCAAGCATTACAAGCAGAACAACTGGGATTTGATAGCTTAGTCGGTATAGGTATGAGAAAATCTATTGAATTTTTCATAAAAGACTTCTTAATATACACAAATCCCGAAAACAAAGAAAAATTTGAAAAGATTCAATTAGGGGATGCAATAAAAAATTATATCGATAATGAGGACTTAAAAGCTCTAGCAACAAGTTCAAATTGGCTTGCTAATGATGAAACACACTATGTTAAAAAATTTACTGATAAAGATATAAATGATTTGAAAAAATATATGAAGTCTTTAATTAAATATATTGATTTCCAAATTACTATTCTTGGTGCTCATGAGTTGACAAATTCAAAGAATACTTAGTATCTAGTTCATCTAGTTTTTCAGCTATATAAGTTACAGTTCTCAATATTTCATTGAGGGCTATTTTTTCTAGTTCGTTCACTCCATTCTCCTTTCTATGTCATACTCTACTTATATCTGTTATAATCTCCTTATAGAAAGGAGGTATGTTCTTATGAAAAATTATATTATTGAAAATCTTAAAAATGGTAATAAGATAATTTTAGTATTTAACAAAGAATTCAGGCGAGTTGCTATCGGTCTCGTTGATGAATTACCATCTGACGAAAATTCATTAGTTATTAAAACAAATGAATTTGATGCAATAGTCAATTTAAGTACTGTTAAATATGCTTTTATTAAAAACTAAAACAAATTAGATAACGATCTATACAATTCAGATAATGCTGACACCATATCTGGATTGTTTTTTGTTGTAGGTTCATTACAAATTTCAACTATTAAATCTTTTAATTTTGATGATACTTCTTCCATTTTTATCTCCTTTCTATGTCACGCACAATACTTCAAGTTGTTTGTTCGGTTTTCTGTACAACAGGTGTAAAAAAATATTTGCCTATTTGTGTCATAGGAATTTCTAATTTTTCTGCTATTCTCTTAATCTCCTTTTGAGTAAAGTTACCTTTATTGTTCAGTTTTAAGTTTAATGAATTCCGTGCCATATTCACTTCATCAGACAAAGTAGATTGAGAATACTTCCTATTCTTCATTCTCTCTTCTAGCTCAGTATAGTCATATACATATTTTTCCATATCTCTTCCTTTCTGTTCAGCTTTCTGTACAAGTCGAGTTTATAACTAAATAATATATTTGTCAATACATTTTGTACATTTTTCTGAACTTATTGTTGTCAATATTAAAATAGAATGCTATTATATATTCAGGAGGTGTTCAGAATTATGAACAGTTTTAAAAATAGATTGAGAGAAGCTTTAGACTTAAGAGGCTACTCTCAAGCCGAACTTAGCCGACAAACTGGCATTGGAAGAAATTCAATAAGTGATTATCTAAATGGCAAGTATGAAGCAAAACAAAATAAATTATATGCTTTAGCAAAAAGTTTAGATGTTGATGTTGCTTGGCTAATGGGCTACGATGTTCCAATTGAAATTAATTCAATTGAAGAGTCATCACCAATTGTTAATAATTCTGATTCATCAATTACTGATGATATAATAGAGGCTATTGACAAACTTTCTCATGAAAGCAAGAAAGAAGTTCTTGAATTTGCTAAATTAAAAGCTACTGAAGAGAATGAAGTATACCCAGCACCTATTCAATTCAATAACTTTAGAAAACGTCTTGATGGAGTTGTTGCAAAATCAGCTGCTGGATTTGGTTATAGTTATGATGATAATGAATTCTATTCAGTTTATACAGATCGAAATGATTTACCTGACTACGATTTCGCGACTTTTGTAACTGGAGATTCTATGGAACCTGCTTTCCATGATGGCGACGTAGTGCTTTGTAAGCAATCCTTCTCTACCCCAGAAGGCGGTATTTTTATAGTTGACTATGATGGTAAATCATTTATTAAACAAACTTGGACTGAAGATAACAAGCTTATCCTTCACTCTTTAAATCCCAAATACGAAGATAAAATACTACCTATTCCACCCGATGAATACACTTATTGGAATATCGCCGGTGAAGTGATTGATAGTTTTACACCTATAGATTAAAAGTATGAATAATAATCAATTAATTGATGAAATAAAAAAACTCTCTGACAAAGACAAAGAGGAGATTAAAAATAAAATTAAAGAATTATTAACAAAATAAAGAAACTCTGATAAAAATTATATCTAGAAAGTGATATATCAAAATGAAAATTGGAATCAGAACACCTAGCCCAAAGAAAAGCTTAAAAGCGATGACTACTGGAAAAGTTAAAAGAGCTGCAAAGAAATCTATTATCCCAGGATATGGAAAAAAAGGAACTGGCCTTTTAAAAGATCCAAAAAAAGCTACTTACAATAAAGTTTATAATAAAACTACCAAATCAATATTTGATATTTTTAAGTAAATAAAAAACGTCACTCCAACTTTGGTCGGTCCGAGTGACGTTATCTTTAAAAAACCAATAAGAAAGGCTTTTTCTGTACTCTATTTTATCATATTAGAGACAAAAAAGATAATTAATATATGATAAAGAAAATAGCAATTTATGTCCGTGTATCTACTCTTGAGCAAGCTGAACATGGATATTCAATTAATGAACAGATTGAAAAACTAAAGAAATATTGTGAGATTAGAGATTGGCATCTATATGATACATACATTGATCCTGGTTTCTCTGGTTCGAATATTGAGAGACCTTCTATAAAAAGATTAATTTCTGATTGTGAAGAAAAAAAGTTTGACACTGTTCTTGTATATAAATTAGATAGACTTTCTCGTTCACAGAAAGATACATTATATCTTATTGAAGATGTATTCTCAAAAAATAATGTTGATTTTGTCTCACTCAATGAAAATTTTGACACATCTACTTCTTTTGGAAAAGCAATGATTGGTATACTCTCAGTTTTTGCTCAACTTGAAAGAGAGCAAATAAAAGAAAGAATGCAACTTGGACGCTTAGGACGAGTTCGTTCGGGTAAGGCAGCCAGCTGGGCTGTACCTCCGTTTGGTTACACTTATAACAGAAAGACCGGCCAACTGGAGATTAATTCAGTTCAATCTAAAATTGTTGAAGACATTTTCTCAATGTATCAATCTGGGATCTCTATTTCAAAAATTGCTGATAAACTTAATATCGATGGGCACATTGCCAAAAAAAGAAAATGGAGCAGAACTAGTATAAAAAATATACTTTTAAATTCTACTTATTGCGGAATAGTCGAATATAAAGGTAATATTTTTGAAGGTAAACATGATCCAATAATTACCAAAGAAAGTTTTGAGCGAACAAAAGAGGAACTTGAAATTCGACAACCTAAACGACTAGAAGCATTAAATGTAACTAAACCATTTCAAACCAAATATATGTTGTCTGGACTCGTATTCTGTGGCTATTGCCATGCGCCTATGGATACTTTATTAGGACATGTTCGTAAGGATGGAACACAGCTAAGAAAATATCAATGTAAGAATAGATTTCCTAAAAAAACTACAACTAATAAAATTTATAATGAGGGTAAAAAATGTGATTCTGGTTATTATTTCATGGAACAATTAGAGACAACTGTAATAAATGAACTTTTAAAATTACAAAATACACCAAGTCTATTCAACTCTATTACTAGTAAAAAAAGCAAAAATAAGGAAATAAATATTCCACAAATAAAAAAAGACATCAAACTAATCGATGACAAAATAAATAAAATAACTGATTTATATATAAATAATATAATCGATTTAGAAGAATCCAAGATTAGAAATATACGTTTTCAAAAAGAAAAAGAGTTTCTCATTAATCAGCTTAACACTGACGATACAACAAAAGAAATTGAAAAATTAAAGGAATATGAAAAAATAGTTAAGGATTTCGATTTTGGCGCAGAGGATTACGATAAACAAAAAATACTTTGCAATAGATTGATAGAAAAGATATACATCTATAAAGATAAATTAAAGATTGTATGGAAATTCGAATATCTTAATAGAGTGTTTTAG